AGATTGTGGGTGTAAACAAAGACAAGAAAAATTAAATAAAATATTTCCTTATAAGAAATGAAAACTTTACATTTATTCGTTGTTGAGTTAGAAAAAACCATCAACGACACAATCACTACTGATAGTGGTTTAGAGTTGTATATAGACACTAGACATGAAGGTAGTGAGTTTGAGCATAGAATTACTGAAGGTCCTGTAGTTTGCTCCCCATTAAAATATAATACAGGAGTTAAAGAGGGGGACACATTATACTTTCATCATTTAGTTGTAGTAAATGAGGGTCAAGCTTTAACAGGTCAAGATAATCATTACCTAGTTAGATATGATGATAAACATACGATAAACAATCAAGCGATTGCATATAAATGTCAAGAGACTGGAGAGATAAAACCTTTAGCTGGATGGTCTTTATTAGAACCAGTAGAACAAAATTCTGAACTAAGTTCTGATTTAATCGAAATAGTTTCATTAAAAGAAAATCTACCTACTCAAGGAAGAGTGGCGTTTATGGCTGAATGGATAGAAGAACTAGGCTTAAAGGTTGGTGATGTAGTGGGATTTAAAGAAAATAGAGACTATCGTATTAAGATAGATGGTAAAGAGTATTACCGAACTAGAGCTGAAGATTTAATGTATGTAATTGAAGAAAATGTTTGATAAAAAAGAACTTTGGTTGCACTTGGAAGATTATGAGTGCTTACTTGCTGATGGATTTAATGATGCTGTTATAGGTGTGACATTTGGAGTGGATGCAAAAGCTGTATACAGTGTAAGTAAATGTTTAGATATACTTGTAAAGGAAGGTATGTCAATGGAAGATGCTATAGAACATTTTGAATACAATGTAGCTGGAGGCTATGTAGGAGAAAAAACTCCCGTGTGGGTGTACGACTATCAAGACGATGAGTAAGTTTAGCACCATATCAGCTTCAGAACGTCTTATGAAAAGTATGGAGATTGCTATCAATAACATGATAGAAGAAGTAAAGAAACCTGTTGATCCTGAGATCAACGGAAGTGCAAGAAAAGCAGAACTTCAATCTATAAAACAAACAGCTAGCGATTGTAAAGAACTTATAATAGAAAGACAAAGGTTGGAGCAGATGGTGAAAGATTTAAAAACTAACGGAGAGATAGAATCTTCTAAGGATTACACTGGAGGCTTTGCTGAGAGGTTTTCTAAGTAATGGCATATAAAGATAAAAAAGATCAAGCTGCTGCGTCTAAAAGACATTATGAAGCTAATAAAGAAAAGGTAAAAGCTAGATCTAGAAAAAGAAATATAAAACAAAGAGATATAAATAAAGAGTATGTTCAAAAAGTAAAAACTGAATCTGGATGTGTAGATTGTGGAGAGACAAATCATATAGTTTTAGACTTTGATCATATAACTGATGATAAATATAAGAATGTATCTGATATGGTTTTTGAATATTATTCAATAGATGCAATACAAAAAGAAATAGATAAGTGTGAAGTTAGGTGTTCTAACTGTCATAGAATAATTACATATAATAGAAGAAATGAAAAATAGAATAAGTTATTTAGTTGTAGTTTTATTTTGGTGCATAGTGATGGTTTTAGTATCATCATGTAGTTCTTATAAAACACATTATCAAAAACAAAAAAGAGATTATAGTCAATGTTGGTGTATAGATCCCTGGGATGGTGGAGGAGAATGGTGTTGTGATGGTAAAGCCCCTAACTATATGGCTCCTTATAGACATAACAGAAATTAATTGTGTTATTAGAAGTTAAAGAATATAGTGAACCTATTATTAAGATTTGTCCCAATGGTTCGGAAGGTGAAATTATCGAACTCGGTGGGATACTCATTTGCCTTCCAAAAAGGCCGCCTAAAAAACAAATTAGCGGACATCAAAAATCAAAGCCTTTGCAAATGTGGGAGAGGGTTCCTATGCCCAAGGAACTGTCTCGTGTTCGTTCTATGGATGAGTGGTCAGAGATGCCAAGAGAGTTTAGAGAAAAGTTTCGTCCATATATCGAAGAAGAGTTTAGGCGTAGGCGTGAGGGCTTTTGGTTTTATAATAACGGTACACCTACATATATTACGGGGAGGCATTATATGATGCTTCAATGGACCAAGCTAGATATTGGTTACCCATATTTTCTTAACTTTCAGCGTGAGATATTTTTACACATGGCTGCGTGCGAGTCTGATTCTCGTTGTATCGGTCAGTTATATACTAAGTGTCGTCGTTCTGGCTATACCAATATCTGTTCTTCTGTTCTTGTGGATGAAGCTACACAGGTTAAAGATAAGCTTATGGGGATCCAGTCGAAAACAGGTAAAGATGCACAAGAAAACATTTTTATGAAAAAGGTAGTGTATATGTTTAGGCACTACCCTTTCTTTTTTAAACCAATACAAGATGGTACTACGAATCCAAGAATGGAGTTAGCTTTTCGTGAACCATCAAAGCGTATCACCAAAAACAATAAAACATCACAAAAAGGTGAAGCGCTTAATACAGTTATTAATTGGAAAAATACAACTAATAATGCATACGATGGTGAAAAGCTACACATATTGTATTTAGATGAAGCTGGAAAATGGGAAAAACCAACAGACATAAGAGACGCTTGGAGGATTCAGAGGACTTGTTTGATCGTAGGAAGAAAAATCGTGGGAAAAGCTCTGGTAGGAAGCACGGTAAATCCAATGTCAAAAGGTGGAAAAGAATACAAGAGTCTATGGGAGGATTCGAATCCTATGGAGAGGAACAAGAATGGGAGAACTAAAACAGGTTTATATAGATTATTTATATCTGCAGAAAAATCTTTAGAGGGGTTTTTTGATTTATATGGAAACCCAGTTATAAATGATCCAGATACTGCAGTAGAAGGCATTGATGGAGAAGACATAACTATAGGTGCTAGAACTTATCTAAAAAATGAAAGATCTTCATTAAAGGATAACGCATCTGAAATGAATGAGGTTATACGTCAATTCCCATTTACAGCAGATGAAGCCTTTAGAGATAGCATTGAAGGTAGTGTATTTAATATTGGTAAAATATATGAACAGATAGAATATAATGAAGAGTTGTTTCCTAATCCAGTTGTAACTGGAAACTTTGTTTGGAAAGGTGGGGTAAAAGATACTGAAGTAGTTTTTACGCCAGATCCTGTAGGCAGATTTAATATATCTTGGATGCCACCTGCAGAATTTAGAAATAAAAAACAATTAGTTAGGGGTAAAAGAGTTGCACCAAATTCAGAAATAGGTTGTGGTGGAGTCGACTCCTACGATCTTGATGCTACTGTAGATGGTAGAGGATCTAAAGGTGCACTTCATTTATACAATAAGTTTCATATGGAATACCCATGTAATATGTTTGTATTAGAATATGCATCACGACCTCCACTCGCTAAAATATTTTACGAAGATGTTTTAATGGCTGCTGTATTCTATGGATATCCCATCTTAATTGAAAACAATAAGTATGGTATCGCAAGATACTTTGAGTCAAGAGGTTATGATGGATATCTAATGGACAGACCACAACATCTAAAAAGTGGTACAGCAAAAGTAAAGGTTAAAACAAAAGGCATACCATCAAACTCTCAAGATATAATTCAAGCTCATGCTCATGCTATAGAATCTTATATTCATGATCATGTAGGTGTAAACTACGAAACTACAGAAGTAGGTAATATGTATTTTAATAAAACCTTAGAAGATTGGATAGGATATAAAATAGATAATAGAACTAAATTTGACCTTACTATTAGTTCTGGTTTAGCCCTACTTGCTGCGCAAAAAGTTAAGAAAAAGAAAGTCAGTAACTTTGATGAACGGAAATTTTTCAGGCGATATAAAGTCATCGGCTAATTTCCTATATTTGCAATATATACTCTAAGATGAATGAAACAATATAGCGGTAAAAAAAACTTTCCAGATCCACTTGCTCCTCAACAAGAAAAGGAAACAAAAGATTATGGCTTAAGATACGCAAAAGCTATTGAGTCTCAGTGGGGTAAAAGAGCTGATAGCTCGTCTTTATTTTCTAAAAGATACACTTTATTTAAAAGAAATAAAGAGTATGCTAATGGAGTACAAGATACTACGATTTACAAAAGATTATTAAATAATCAAGATCCTAACTCTGGAGATGGTAGTTTAATGAATCTTGATTTTACTCCAGTACCAATATTACCAAAGTTTGTTAGGATTGTAGTTAATAAAATATTAGGTAGA